ACGCGTCAGGTATATACATATGTTGAGATCATTACTGATGATGTTATTGAAGAATACGTAAATGATGAGCTTATTGACAGGCGGCCAAATCCGCTGGGCTATATTCCTGTAGTTCACATAGCCAACAAGATAGCCTCTGCCTCCCCTTGGGGCCTGTCAGATATTATTGATGTTGTCCCGCTTAACAGGGACTACAATGAGAAAGCCACAGAAATCTCAGACATCATCAACTACTACACCGCTCCTATTACTGTACTTACAGGGGCTAAAGCTTCCAACCTGGAGAGAGGGCCAAGAAATCTCTGGGCTCTGACACAGAAAGAAGCTAAGGTAGAAAATCTTGAAGGAGGATCAGAAGGTCTTCCTTCAGCCGTTGAATTCCTGCAGTCACTTAAAATTGGCATGCATGAAATGATCGGCATCCCAGAGAACTCTCTGGGAATGGCTCAGCCAATATCAAATACTTCTGGAGTAGCTTTAGCTATTCAGTACATGCCTACAATGATGGCATACGACCAGAAGAGAACTCAGTACGAGGCTGGGCTGAAGAAAGTTTGCAAGATGGCTTTGCAAACGCTTTTCTTATTTGAGCCAGACACACTGTTATATGATCCTTCGACTGAGGGAATTATGCAGGAGGATGATCAGCCACCTGTATTAGACCCAGCAGATCCGGAAATCTATGACGTTGCTGTTGTCTGGCCACCACCTCTTCCTGTAGATAAAACAATACAGCTTTCAGAAATCCAGGTAAGGCAGCAGCTTGGTCTTGAGTCTAAGATTGGTGCTCTGCGTGAACTCGGCGAGGAATTCCCAGACGAAAAGCTTGAGGAATTGTTCGAGGAAAGACTTGTTGATATGGAGCAGGAAGCAGGACTGCAGATAAGAAAGGCAATCGTAGCAGCTATAATACAGAAGTACACTGGTTTGGTTCCTGAGGGATATGCTGAAGAAGAACCACCACCTGCACCAAACGCAGAGGGCCAGGTTCCTCCTTCTCCTCCGCCAACACCAGTAGATAATATGCCATTGCCTGACTTGCCTTCTATGGGAGATATCACGGGGCTGAAGGGTTCTAATATGTTAAGCAATGTCACAACGTATGCGTTCGGCACAAAACTGCCGCAGCGAAGAAACATAGAAAACACTAATAAAACTTAGGGCTTACTCGGAGAACTTAAAGAACAGGAAATGAGACACATATGACAATGCCAATCGGTGAGCCGGTCGTTTCAAATGGTCAGACACCACAGCCAATTGTTATAACAAATAATCCTCCCGCACCTCCTGCTGATCAGCAGTATTTCACAGCCGCTCAGCTAGAGGCAATGCGTCAGCAGGAAAAGGACAAGGTTTACGACCGCATCCAGAGGGCTGAAGAGCAGGCTAACGCTTTTAAGACTCAGCTAGAAGAATTGCAGGCTGAAAAGAAAGCGCGGGATGACGAAGCTGCAAAGACAAAGGCAGACGCCGACGCAGCGGCACAGAAGGCAGCAGAAGACAAAATGACTGCTGCTGAATTAATTGCGCAAAGAGAAAAAGAACTGCTGGACAGACAAGAGCAATTTGAAAAGCAGATTGCCGCAAAGCAGGCACTTCTTGAAAAAGAGCAGCAATTTCTCGCTCTGCAATCGTATACACAGCGCAGAGTAAATGAGGAAGTGGCTCAGGATAATATAGCTCCTGAGTTCCTTGATTATATCCTTGGCAATACTGAAGCAGAAATTGAAGCCAGTATTACTAAAGCTAAAGAAAAAACTGCTAGTATAGCAGAAGCGAAGGCAGGCGGTTTACCGCGCTCGCCGGGTGTTTCCCCAACTGGATTCGGCCCAACAGGGCCAATTGACGCACTACAAGGACAACAGCAATTCACGCCAGAGCAGATAGCTAATATGAACATGGATGAATATGCAGCATACAGGGCCGCTACGGGGATAGACAAAGCAGGTAAAGATCGAGGAATGTTCGGTTGATACTAATATTACTAAACAGGAAAGGTAATCAGCTATGGCTGGTAGCGCCCTAACAGGTACCAGTTTTCTGAGCGCTTCACCTACTGCTTATAGCGGTGGTGGATCACAGCTTACACCAGCAGTTCAGACAATTTGGTCCAAAGAAATTTTGTTCCAGGCAATGCCGATATTGCGCTTCGAACAGTTCGCTGTTAAGAAGACAGAATTGGGCGTTCAGCCTGGACTTACTATACACTTCATGCGTTACAACAACCTGGGTGCGGCATCGCAGCTAGTTGAAGGTGTGCGTATGGAAACTAATCCTCTTACCGCTTCTCAGTTTGACATCACTGTTGCTGAGCAGGGTTACGCTATCGCAGTTTCAGAACTTCTGCTTAACGCATCATTCGATGACGTTATGGCATCGGGTTCAAGGCTGCTAGGACGTAATATGGCCCTGTACCTTGATGGTAGCGCAAGAGACACACTTCTGCAGGCATCATCTATGATCTGGGGATACAACAAGTTCGCTCTGGCAACTGCCGTACGTACTCCTCTATCGCCATATGACCACGGAACTGCTGCCACTGCAACATCTGCACTTAGTGCAGGTAACTACAGCTTCACAACTGCTGTAGTTAAGGATGCTCAGGAGACTCTGGCAACTAAGAACGTGCCACGGCTAGGTGAGACGTATGTTTGCTTCATTCATCCTCACCAGTCACGTCAGCTACGTGATGACCCTGAGTTTATTGAGGTAACTAAGTATGCTGCTCCAGGAAACTTCCTTCTAGGGGAGATTGGCCGCCTGAACGACGTTGTATTCATTGAGACAACTCAGGTATACAACAACTATGTATCAGGTTCATCTGGTCCGCTTTACTATGATGCTATCTTCATCGGAGACAATGCGTTTGGTCACGCTATTTCACTACCTGTGGAATTGCGAGACGGCGGAATTCTTGACTTCGGTCGTGAGCACGCACTAGCCTGGTATGCTATCTGGGGTCTTGGTCTAATTACTGACCAGGCAATCCTGATCGCACAGACTAACTAAGTTTTTTGCTGGGGGAGGTTCTGCCTCCCCCATAAAACTATTCGTACAACTTATAAGGGACATTTTTAATGACAGAACCAACACTTTCGGGTCCGCGCTCACAGAAGAAGAGTCCAATGGACTTCACGGGGCAGAAGCAGCAGAGATTAGAAGCAGACAAAAGCGAAGCCAAGAAGGAAGCTGCTAAAAGAGTAGCTATGGTCAATGAAGTTGAGAGAGAAGTAAACAACGAAGTCATTGATTACACTGGTGCTGATATTCCTCTTCCTGAAGTAGAAGTTCAGGAAGTAGAGATCAACGATCCGTACAGAACCATCAGAGTTAACACGGACATTAACCAGATGACTTTTGGCCGCAGAGTGCAAGATCCCGGAGACATTGAGCATGGTATTCCTCCAGTAATGGGTGACATACCGATGTACAATTTTGAAGAAGGAAGATCCTACAGAATTCCTAAGGACATGGCAGACCACTTGCAGCGCCTGGGATATCTGGCTTACGTCGGAAAGTAAAGTAATGACAGGTACAGCACAGTATGGAGCACAGCAGGAATTGTATGCTCTGACCGGTACTGCTATAGGATCGGTGACAACCTACCTTGCTCTTTGCACGGCAGATCCTTCTTCAGCAACAACCGTGGCTGAATTATCAGAGGTAACAACTTCTGGTTATGCCCGGACGGAAGTAGTATGGAATACACCAACTGCAGCTTATCCTTCTGTCATTACAAATAGTAACCTTATAATCTGGGGGCCAATGACCGCTAACATGGCATTGGCAGCCCAGTGGGTTGCAATGGTTTCATCAGCTTCAGGTACTAGTGGCCAGTTATTATATACGTGGACATTAGACGATCCGCAGCAAGTGTATGCAACACAGGAAATTGCAATTGCTGCGGGTGAACTATCAATCAGTCAATCTTAAAGGAAATATAATGACTGCAATTGTAAGCACAGATGTTCTGTTCCTGATGTCAGCGCCGGGAGCTACATCAGGATACTCTACTACAGGAACTGTAGGAAACTCGTGGGGAAACTATGTTTCTGTAACACAGCTTTCGTCTACACCACTAGATAATCTTTTTCCTGACATTACCGGCGCAGAAAATGCTGCAGACCAGGTTGACTACGCTTGTGTATTCATTCTGAATAACACAACAAGCGGAAACACAATGCTGAACACTGTAGCATGGATGCCTTCAGCCTATTATGTAACTGGAGGGGCAACAGTATCTATCGCTGCTGATCCAACAGGAGCAACAACTAAGGCTAGTTCTTCTCAGCAGGCAGTGAAGATCACAAGTTCTGTCATCGCTCCAGCCGGAGTTACGGGCTGGGTTTCCCCAACAGGTTCAGCACCTGCATATCCTTCATATACTAACGGTATTGTTCTTGGAAGTCTAGCGCCAGGATACTGCACGGCAGTTTGGGTCAGAAGATCAGCTACAAACTCTGCTCCGGTAAATAATGATGGTTTCACGCTGGAAATTGACTTCGACACTCAGGGATAATTTAAATGGCTCAGAATAGATATTACAGTTCTGTAGCTCCTCCAACAACACTAAGTGCTGCTGTAGGTTCTTCAGGCCAAGTCTCGGTAGAGAGTATTACAGGGGTTCCTACGGAATACCCGTACACAATGCTTATGGACTGGGGACTGACTACTCAGGAAGCCTGTTCAGTTACAGAGGCGTGGACTGGAACTGGTCCTTATACTTCTAATGCTATTGCTCGCGGAATTGACGGAACAGTTGCTCAGGCTCACGCTTCAGGAGCATCAGTAGTACACGGAGTAACAGCACAAGATTATAATGAGCCTCAGGTACACATTGCCACAGGGACTTCAGGCTCTGCTTATCCTAATGTTATTCACGGGCTGCAAAATGGAAGCTCTGTGGTAGGAACCACTGATACTCAGACACTAAGTAACAAAACTCTGGTTGGGGCGGCACTTACTGGCGGAATTTCGCTGACAGAAAGCTCAGCGAGCGGGGCACTTGAGGTTGTATCAAATACTCATTCCGCTCCTTCAGCAGCTAATGTTCAGTGGGTCGCGGAAAGTGCGGCTGATGCACAGCTTAGTGCAGAAGTTTCAGGCGACACTGATCCAAGATTCACAATGGATTCCAACGGAAAGATGAAGTGGGGTCCGGGCGGGGCAACAGCTACAGATACAGATCTGTACAGAGAATCCGCTGGAGTGCTGCAAACTGACAGTCAGTTTAATGCGCCTCTAGCAGAAGTCAACGGTGCATCTTCTACCGGAGAAGTACTTCAGGTAACCAATACTGTTACTGCACCTACGAATCCTAATCTTGTTGTGTGGTCAGAGACTTCTACAGACACAGCTATAGGTGTGCGGGTAAC